TGGACGCGCTCGGCGTGCCCGAGCTGCCCGCAAGAGCCGCTTTCTCGTCTGCGGTCGGATCGTTGGAGTTGTCGTGGTGATCGGTCGCCCCCACGGCGTCGAGCTCGGCATGCTCGAGAGCATCCCACTCGAACGTGGTTGCGCCCGTGGCGACGAGGACATCGCCGGTGGTCAGGCCGGTCGCGGTGTGAGAGGCACCGGCCAGGGCGTGGGCCTCGAGGTTTTCGGCGATGCCGGGCTGCAGCAGGACCGGAATGATATCGCCAGCTGCGGCGGCGGCGGCGAGGCCGATACCGAAGGCGAAGGTCCCAGCGGTGGAATCGATCGCCCTACCACTGGAGTCGGAGGAGAGGCTTGCGCCTCGGGTGGTGGCGTCTCCGGCAACGACCTTGGCCACGCCTCCGATCTGCATCTCCGCGACCCTTCCCGCTTCGGGCTTGTTCTGCAGAACGCCACAGACCCGCCCTCCCGCGCTGGGGATAGCCGCCTTGCCGTTCGCGTCGACGTTGATCAGGTAGTATTGGCTGCTGCTGAGATCGGTGGCCGCGAGGAGATGCCCCAGCTTGACCGCATCAGTGACCATGTACGCCATGCTACACCCCCTTTTCCGCCATGTAGGCGTCATAGAGGTCGGGGTTCGTCTTCAGGACTTCCGCCTCGGCCTGCTCCGGGGTGAGCTTGCCGCCGGAGGATTTGATCATCTCCTCGACCTTGGTCTGGATCTGCTTTCCGGCTTCCTTGGCCTCGCCGGGAACCGATGATCCGAGCTCCGCGAGCAGTGCCGACTTGGCGACGATCTCGCTCGCCTTGGTCAGGAACTCGCTAAACCTCTTCGCCTGGTCCTCGCCCATCTCGGCGGCGGCCTGCATTACCGCGCCCAGATCCTCTGCGGCGATGGGGAGAGACTTGAAGCCCTCGGCCTTGGCGAGGAACTCGCGACGTCTTGCGTCTGCCGCGGCTTCGGCCTGAGCTTTCTTGATCTCCTCCAGCTCCTTGGCCTGCGCCTCGTTCGCTTTCAACACCGCCTCGAGCTGCGGACGGACCTTCGCGTCGACGCTGTTCAGGATCTCTTCGATCCCGGGCTTGTCGTCGTCGCCCTCGCTCTTCTTCGCGGGATAGGGATAGCCGGCGAGGGACGCCAGCATCGAGAAGACGCCTTGCGGGATCTTGCCCTTCTCGACGCCGCCAAGCGCCTTCAGGGCCGTCTTGACAGCCTCGAGATCATCGCCGGCCAGCTTCTCGGCCTTGGCGATCTCCTCGAGCTGCTCCATCAGCTCCTTGGACATACCTTCCTCCGATTTTTGAAAGAGACGTTTTGCGCGGTTGGCCGGGCGCTTGACAGGAGAGAGCTCAAGCACCTCAAGTTCTTCTAGCCATGTGCTCATGGCCTTACAGGAAAGTGGATAAGAGATTAAGTGTCAAGCAATCAGGAGCACAAATTTTCCGAGCTTCCGCTTGACCTCTCCCAGCGTGGTGTCTGGGGAGAAAATTCTGGCACCATCATTCCCGACGGCGATGAGTTCGCCAGCAAGGCGTGGACGGTCCTTCAGCGGCTCGGCCCGATCGAGCAGGGCGAGAAGCGCAGATGTTTTCCCCTTGCCATTGCTGAGGCGCTGGGCATCGCGAATGTCTTGGTCATTCCATGAGAGGCGTCGACGCCTCCCCTCTCCGCTACAAGATGGATTCAAGATGCCCTCGCGAACCCAGAACTGCAGGCGGGATACCGGGATCCCGGTCTGCTCAGAAACTTCTTTTGTCGAATACGCTTCAGTCACGGATCACCTTCGCGGCGTAGCCGCCCCACGAGATTCCGTAATCCCCGTCGATGACCTGCTTCCAAAGCGCCTTGTCCGGATAGTGAATGCCGGCGATCCAATCGCCAGGCTCGACGCGCCCGCCATGAAATGTCTTCACATCGTCTGGTATCAGCAGATTTTCCACAAGTCGAGCTCTGCCATCGATGGGCTGTCCATGCTCAAACTTCAGCTTCTGAGAGTTCATGTAGCCATAGCAACCCTTCTCGATCTCTTCGCGGCTGATTTGATGCCCATGGGTATCCATCATCCCGGGCCGGGCCACGAGGTAATAGGCGATCTGCTTTTCTGGAGCTGCACAGAGAATCGGGACGAGTGATCGATCTTCATCATCTTCCGATTTCTGCTGCTTCAGCCGGCCAATCACTGCTTTCACGCCGTCGGTGATATCGATGGTGCGAAACGAACCCTCCTGGAAATCTCCCGGGTCGCGCTGTCGGACGCGCCAACCGCTGTCTGTTTCGTCGATCCCCGGGTTCGGGCTGAGCTTGAAATCGTGGTCCTTGATCCAGGCGCGCACCGATGCCTCGGTGGGGAACTTGTCCTTGTCGAAGATCAAGGTCTGGATCTCGGTCGGATCTGCTCCGGCGTAGGAGAGAAGCTCGCGCACCTGTTCAGACTTTTCCACGAACCCGCGCCGCTTGGCCTCGCCGTTGATGGTTTCAACTGCCTCTGCGAGCCCCTCGATCTCGTCGCCGCGTCGTCCAGCCTGTCTGCTCCATCGCGAGAGCGCAGAGCGAATTGCTCGCAGATCGTCATCTGACAGCCCCTTGGCCTTGTCGGCAATCATGGTTAGGGCGATCTTCTCGAGCGGCGAGATCATCGGAGACCGCCAGGAGGCATCACCGCCGGCCTTCGGAAGCGCCTGTTGGTGAAGCTGTTGATAAACCCATGACGGCAGGTTGTCACGTGCTGCCGCCAGGAACCGGCTGAGATATTCTGGCGTCGGGCTCATGGCTCTATCTCCAGTTTCGGGACAATGACCAGCCTCGGGGGCTCATCGATCGGTTTGCGCTCCCCTGCTTCGATCTTTCGTAGCAGTTCGCGGGTCTCTTCTGCCCGGGCCTCGAAGAATCCCGCGACGTGCTCCAATTGCGGGATTGTGAACTTGCCAGCATCCAGGGTCGCAGTCACGACGGCGTACATGATTTCGATTGCCTGTTTCGTCTTGTCCATCACTTCCCCCGCCTGAATTGCATGGGTTCAAGTCGCGGGATCTTCTGCTGCTCCGGAGGTGGCGGGGCTGGCTCGGGTGGCGGTCGCTTGGCGGCCTTCGCCGGTCGCTTCTCGCCGCGAAGCGTGTTCAGCACCTTGGGTCGTGGCCGGCGGGCGCGGGTCTCGGCAAGCTGGCGCTCGAGCTGCTCTGCCTTGGCCTGGAGTGCTCCGGCGCTGATCCCGGCCTGGTGACCCTGAAAGAAGATCATCCGTCGGGCGAGCTTCTCGAGCTTCTCGGACTGAGCGTTGATCACGGCTTCCTGCTTGGCTACCCGCTCGCTGAGCTGCTCAAGCATCCGGTCAACCGCGCCCTCCGCGCTGTCGCCCTTCGAATAGCCCATGGCTGCGGCGATCGCCGCGACCGCGATCACCGTGTTCCTGATGCCCTCGACGAGCTTGCGCGTGTCCATCAGCGTTTTCTCCCCTCCTGGACCAAGACTACCGTGCATCGACAATTGGGGTGACTTGGCGGCGCATCGATCTTCTGCCCGTCTCCCGTCGTGAAGGGCTCTCCGATCGGCCTCTGCTGCCCTTGCATCGGAGCACAGATCTCCTCGCTCACTCGATCATCGCCCGCGGTCAGCCACTCCTGAACGTATCCTTCAGGAAAGGCATCTTCGTCTTTGAGCTGCTGCCAGAGCTGTGCTCGCCCCTGTGAGACAGCAGAGATGCTCTCGGTTCTTGCGATGGTCCGGGCCCGTTGGCTGATCAAGCGTTCTGAATATTTCTGGGCGCGCTGCTCGATTTTGGCGTAGGGCACACCCTCCTTTTGAAGCTGGCCCCAGTAGCGAGACACCGCTGTGCCCTGTCGCTCCGTGAGCCCGAGAGAGCGCCGGATGTCTTTCGCGATCTGCCCTGGGTGTCTTCCCCTGGTGATTCCGTCCCGCAGCGTGTTGCTGATGGCTGCTCTGGATGTGTCGCTCAGTTGTTTGGCAAGTTCTAGCAGGTGATCATCAACCCATTTCCGAACAGCGGGGCGCATGGGATCCAGCACGACGATCTTTCCCATCTCTTTTGCTGCAAGTCGCCCGCCGGAGACGAGGCCCTTGTTCAGCTCTTCGCTTAGCCCGCTGGCGATGGCCTCGATGCCTCCCCCGTTGGTCTTGCGCCAGACGTCCTCGACGGTCGCTGTGTCAAGCATCTTAGCCAATTCGCCGATCGGAACTCGATCCCGGAGGGAAAGAAGAGCCTTTTTGACGTGCTTGGCAATCTCTCCCTCAACGCGGGCCGCTGCGCCGAAAACGGCTCTTTGCTTCGGGATCAGGCGTTTCTCCAGCGGGACAAGCGCCGGGTGGGCGACAAACGGCATCTATTCCTTCTCTGGCTCCGGCAGGCTGGCTACCCTCCTCAGATGTCGCTCAAGCTTGTCATCTGGGAACAGCTCGGCGCCAGCTCCAGCAAGCGCGGTGATGTAGGCCCCCAACTCGGCCAGGTCCGGACTCTCGATGTCTCCGTGGACAAGGTTTGGATATGGGGCGGACCGTCCGTTGATCTCCATCAGGCGCGGAATCGCGTCCCTGTTGAATGTTTCGGCAATGGTGTCACACCATGCCCCGAGAGCGGTGGCGAAGATCTCGGTTTTCGAGCTGGCAAGAGCGAAGCTTCCGACTTTCTCGTGACCGAGCAGAATGAAGTCGGCGAGCACCGTCATCGCGATTCGCTGGTCATACCGCGTCAGGATTTTCGACGTATCGAATTGCTTGGTACCCGCGCTGGAGAGCAGTTTGAGATCATAGAGCAGGTTGCCCCCATCATCATAGACCGCAGGAAAGACCACACCGACCTGGCTGTCCATTCTGATGTTCCGGACGATCTTCTGGATCTCTGCGAGAAGGGCTTTCTCTCGCGCGCCAGCTCCATCGTAGAGCAGCTCAACCGGCACCGTGGCGAAGGGGATCCCGCAGATATCGCGCTCGACTCCGATTGCTTCGAACTCCTCGATCCGCTTCTTGAACCACCACGGTCGGTATGCTCCGCGGAGAACCGAACGCCCTTCGGGATTCCCACGTCGACACGTCGTGCGAAAGTTGATGAACTTTTCGGCTGGGATGGTGACCTCATGAAAATCCGGGGGGGCGACCTGCACCACTGCCAGGGTGTCTCCCCCCTCTCCGAATTCCCAGCGATCGATGGTGTCCTGGGCACGAATGGGGAGCCTGCGCCAACCGATCTTCCCGTCGTCGTGCTGTGAGGAAATCTTCGCTGACATGCCGCGACGGACTTTGTAGACCAGTTCATGAAGCGAGAATCCGAAGGGAAGCATTGTCAGGATCTCGCTGACGATTTCGGTGAAGGGGGTGTCCATGTCCCAGAGGCAGGATTCCAGAAACTCCGCATCCCCGACGTGCTCTTTTTCGGTGCCGGCTGGTTCCACGTCCCATGAGACCTGGCGAATGAGCATCTCGATCGCGAACAGCATCGAGGAGACGACCGGATCATTCTCAGACATCTCGCGGAATGCCTTGAGCCCCCGATCTCCCTTGAGGGATTGTAGGAATTCCTCGTCAAGACGTCCGCTATATTGCTTCAGCCCGGTCTTCCCGAGCTCACGAGACAGGTTGGCGTTGAGCCGGCTCACTCCCGCTCCGGTGTCCTCTTGTTTCTTTTTTCGCGGCATATTCGCCTCTGGGTGGGTTAAGAGACGGTACTAAAGGGGCTCGCGCCGGTCAAGTCCGGGAGCTTGATATCACCCATCGCCGCAGCCCTGCTGTCATCCAGATCGGATAGTGCCTGACTCATGGCATCCACCTGGTCATCATTCGCAGAGGACGGGAAGGTTGTCACCTCGTCGATGAATTCGGCAACCCATGGGTAAAGCTTCGGATTCGGGACCCAGACATTGCCTGACTCCCAGAGCGGGGCAACGGCCTGCGCCCTTGCTTCCTTACTGCCCTTGGGGTTCACCGCAATCAATCCGGGGATCTGAGATTTCAGTGCGGAAATGATTGCCGGTCCATTCGCCTTGTCTTCGACAAGCTTTCTTCGCGCCTCGGGCCACCGCTGAGAAAGCGGAGGGATCGCGTGAAGGGTTGCGACAAAATCAAGGCGATCTCGTCGCTGATCGAGCAGATAGTAGTTTCCGCTCACTGCACCCCAGATCTGGCCCACCACGAAGCTCGAAGAGTCAGCGTCTTTGAAGCTCATATCCCAGCTCTGGATTATTCTGTCAAATCGATCTGGCAGAGCATCCCAGTAGCGAAGCCACTCCTCCTTGAAAATCGTTCCTTCCGCTGGCCGCGGGCGTTGCTGGAACATCCCGGCCCAGACCCGTTCGCCCACCGCCTTGCGCCGAAGCATCAGTTCCTTCTCGCTGAATCGGTGCTCGCAAAGCGGAGCTCCGATCTTGCGCCCAAGGGGATCGTTGTCTTCTGCTATCGCCGGAAGCTTGATTAGCTTCCACGGGTCAGAGTGCTCTTTGAGAAGCCAACCCGCGAGGTCAGCCTGGTGCCAGCGGGTTTGGATTAGGATCATCGTCGCGTTCTCTTGGGCGCGGGTGTAGAACGTGGACTGGAACCACTCGAGAACCCTGCGCCGGTAGGTGACCGATTGCGCCTGTTCCCAGTTCTTGAAGGGATCGTCGATGATCATCAGATGGCCGGGATAGCCAGTGATCGCGCCCCCGACGCCTGCAGCGATGAGCCCGCCCCCATGGGCCGTGTACCAGCGGCTTGCGGCTCGCACGTCCTGGCGGGCCTTCGTCAGCAGCTGTTGTCGGCTGGAGAAGGTGTCTCGAATTTTTCTTCCCCAGTGAGCCGCAAGCTTTGCTTCATGCGAGGTGATGATGACCCAGTGCTCCGGAAACGCCTCGAGGTACCAGGTGGGAAGCCAGTGAGAGAGCAGGGAGCTCTTTCCGTGCTGCGGTGGCATGTTGATGATCCACCGGCCGCGGTCGAGCCCGCCAGCGAGTTGCTCGGAAATGTAGACCAGATGATCGAACGGCCACCACATCTTACGGGAAAGGTGATGTGCAAATCCGTGGAGGGTGACGCGCCAGTCCTGCGGGCTACGCCGCCGAGCCGTTCCCGCTTCCGGTCTTGTTCGCTGTCTTTTTCTTGCCACCGATCACCAGGCGCATCTGTTCTCGAATCCCGCTGTCCTCTTCATTCGCATCGAAAATGGGCTCCCGGGCCAGGGTGCGCCCGAACTCGGAGTGATAGCGGCGCTCGAGCAGCCATGCTGCGGCCTGCCAGTGTGTTTTTGCTGCGATGCGGATAATGGCGAGAAGCTCGGTAACGCCGTCGCTTTCGGCTTCCTTCACTGCTGCGCGGAATGTGCCGTAGATACTGCCCGGATCCTTCTCGCCCTTGTCCAGCCAGCGGTTGAGGGTGGAATGGTCGATGCCGCCACGCTGGGCCGCCATCTTGTAGGGCATCTGGAGGCGGATCGCCTCACAGATCCGCTCTTGGACTTCTGGGGTGAGCTTGCTCTTACGTCCTGCCATCCTACTTGACCAGTCTTGGTTCGAGCCCCGCTCCCAAGTCTACCATCCGCTGGAGGGTGACGGCGACATACTTGGGCTCGATCTCCATCCCGTAACATCTGCGATCAAGTTGCTCCGAGGCGATCATCGTGGTGCCGGAGCCAAGAAAAGGATCGCAGACGATCTCGCCCCGCGCGCTGGAGTTTCTGATCGCCCTGGCGAACAACTCGACCGGCTTCATGGTCGGATGCTCCTTGGATCGATGCGGACGGTTGACCTCCCAGACGGAAGTCTCGCCGCTTTCCCCGTAGAACCGATGCGCACCCTCGACCCAGCCGAACAAGATCGGCTCGTGCTTGTAGTGATAGTCCGAGCGCCCCAGCACATGGTTATTCTTTGCCCACACGAGCATGTGCCGCAAGGGGAACCCGCTGTCGCGAAGGGCGAGGAGGAGGAGGAGGAGATCGCCGCCCTGCG